AAAACCTCTGACGGCGATAAGGCCATGATCGAAGATCTCACTCTTGATATCTTCGCCAGAGACCCTAACGCATTCATCGCGTACGCTTCTGACCATCGTATAGGTCGGAAGAGTTCAGTATGAGTGTTCATCTCAAGTGAGATGAGTGTTAAGGGTGATGAGCTAAGGCCTGCCATAGAGAGACCTAGTAATGGGGGATGATTATGAAATCCTTACCACCACCGGTCCTCGCCTTCTATAAGAGCGTTTTTCGTGATTTGGCGTTTACTTCTCATTATTACCGAGAATGTAATCGTCCATCTGAGCATTACCTGTTAAAAAGGTTATGTTCTGAAGGTATTAGCGTGATTTCCAAATCGCTCCCCGAATTGGGTAAAGCTGCGGAGATCTCACTAATTTCCGGTTCGACACTTGTCGTTCCCGAAACCTTCAAATTAAGATGGGGATCACAACTTCCAGTCTTCCTTGGAAATTATTTCCAAGTTTGCTGGGAGGATGATGGTACACCTCGTTGGGTCCGCTCTGTGTCGGATGATACCGAACAAAGAGACCAGGCGTACGCCTTTTGGGCAATACGTCAGGTCTGCCTAGCCTATAGTAAGGCCACAGATCTTGGAACCATGGTGTCTGACGAGGATGCTTTAAAAGCATTCTCTGAAAGAATTTCCGGTCAACCGGAAATCACCATTCCTTCATGGCTTATAAACTCTGCGCGTCATTTGATTCGCAGTCTAGTCATGGACGGTGATCAGCTTAGTGCTGTGCTAGCCCAATGGGATGCAGATCCCATCGGCAAACACGGTCCGGGCGCGGTTGCATGTAAGGAGAAGGGCCTGTCAAAGTGGAATTTCAAGAGAATCAAGGGACTCGATCCCATGTTATACACATGGCGACCAAGTATTGAGACTCCTGAGAACTGGATTGAGCATTCACTTGGTCCCTTTGTGAAAGGGGATACCAATAGTGTTGCTCGCGCAGTGTGTGTTCCGAAAGACTTTAGAGGTCCTAGGATCATATGCATAGAGCCTAAGGAAAACCAATTTGGCCAACAAGGCCTTTGGTCTGTACTTAGCAACCTTATCCATGCGCACCCTTTGACTAAGAGGAGCATCCGTTTTGATGACCAAAGCCTGAACGCGGGCCTCTGTAAGAGGAGCGATCTAGCTACGATCGATCTAAAAGATGCATCTGACACAGTGACGCTAAAACTGTGCAGATTACTCTTTCCAAAAGAGTTCTTCAAACTAGTGACCCGTTATCGATCTCGAGCTATCTCAATAAACGGAGATATCAAGAAATCGGTGTGCTTTGCAAGCATGGGATCAGCAGTTTGCTTTCCAGTGGAAACACTGGTATTCTGGGCTATCGCTCAAGCAGCGATTCACCCGGCGGATAGCAAGCTACCCCTTCGAGTCTTTGGCGACGATATTGTCGTTCCACGTGGTTCGGCAAGATTCGTTACCAAAATGCTAGAGGCTTCTGGCTTTAAAGTTAATAAGGCAAAGACATGCATTGACACCCCTATAAGGGAGTCTTGCGGTGCCTACGCCATGTACGGGATTGATATAAGAATCACCCGTTTTAAAGCCACAAACGTTCAGAACCTGCCAGCATGGACATCGCTACTTAAAAATGTAGCAGAGCTGCATAAGCGTTTACTACGCAAAACAGCTTCGTCCATGCTTGAGACTCTCGCAACGTTCGCTAAAGTCCCCTGGGGTATAAGCGAGCTTCCGAGCGACACCAAAATACTATCGAGGTGTCGTAGTCGTTATAATAAACAATTACAACGACGAGAGTTTCTGGTCCCGACCGCAGTAATGCGGAAGGAACAGGGCGAAATTTCTGCAGGGCCAGGCCTTTATGCTTGGCTCGTCGGGAATTCGACGCAACCTTCTTCATCAGGTAAGTCCTTTCTTAAGATGAAGTGGATCGCTGCGGATGCCGTCGTCTGACGGCTTCTTTCGCGCGAGTCTGGGT